CATGCTTTTCTAACCTATTAGTCCACTCTCGTCGATAGTAGTTGTCTCGATACCCAAATCGATAGCCTGACCAAAACCAAGCTAACTGCTCCAAGGTAAATGACGTTACATAATCTGCGATGTATCGACCTATCCAAACCTCGCACTCGTCAGGGTTATCCATATCGATAGATGTAGGGATTGCCTCTAACATGCCCTCCAACATCCTTTGGTCTCGTAATAAGCTTAAGACCTCATCAGAACCATGTCGTCCTGATTGAGCCTCTGCTCTTTTGATTGTATACTCTAGTATCTCTAGTCGTTTTGTGATATCACTATGTGTCTGCATTTTACTGCTCCTTTTCTGTTTGTTTTATTGTGTTAGTAACATGGTATGGATATTCTCTCCACGATTGACTCGTATAGTGTTCATCCACCCAATGCCATTGAGAACCCTTGCCATCCTTGACAAGGAATCCTACGTCAACTAAGAACTTGCAAAAGTCCTCAGGTAATAGAGGGAGGAACACGATCTTTCCTACCTCGTGAACTAGACCATTTTTTATCTCGTAGTTCGGATGGTCATTACCGAACTGAATCCCAAACTTCCGTCGAGTTGTAAGCTTGGGATATTTGTCTCGTACTCTAGCCATTTATCTTTCCATTCTCATATTGTAGTTGTTGGCATATCTCGCAATCTTCTATATCGATTTCACATCCATCGTACCATTCCGTCCAATACGTATCGTCACTACCTCCATCAGCCTCCATCTCATCAAAGAACTTCTCGTACGACTCCATCGTCCAATTCTGCTTACCCGTATCATCAGGCATCTGAAGTAAGCATTCCTCGGAACAGATATAGTTGTAGTCGAACCACATGAAATACCATCCTGAATCCATGCCACCACCGCAACAATCACATACTGAGTATTTATGGTACAACCTTGACCCGTCCTTAGCGAACGGGTCGAAGTCAATATGAGGTTGTTTAGGCTCTCCATTTTCTCCTATGAAGTCATGCATTAGAAACCTCCTGTTCTGATGTACTCGTGGATATCTTCCATATCACGTATGATGTTATCGAATGCATTGTCGATATCTGCCTCGTCCATCCAATATTCCTCATCTCCATCGATTGCCTTAACTCCCCATAGAGCATCGACTCCCGCCTCAACAAGCTCTGTTACATAGTCCGTTACTGAGTCCAAGTCATAATCATCCAAGTCCTCAGAGGTCTCGTTAAGGACTCTGTCGACAATATCATCTATCGCGAACTCAATCAGCTTGTATTCATGTTTCTCAAGATATTCTTCAGTATCGAGGATTTCATCCTTGGTTTTATTGTGCTCGTCTATTTGCTCCACCAACTCTTTGAGTCGGTTCAACTCAAAGTCGATACCCGCAAACTCCTTTATCTTGCATTCTACATCGTCAGGAGTGGTATCATCAACTGAAGTCGTGTTGCGAACAACCACCCTGTAATCAGCCTCCAATGATGCCTCCCATGCCCATGTCTCGTTATCCTCAATAGCCTCGATTAAGTGCTTTGAGTATTCTAGTAACTGCTTAGTCATAATATCCATGATTAAGCTCCTTTCTTTTGTTTGTTTGTTTCAATAAAATGCTCCTCGTCGTCCCAATCATCATCATCATCATCGTCGTACCACTCTGTCCAAAACAGACCCTCTAACCAATACCATTCGTCATCATATTCGTCATCATATTCGTCATCATCCTCGTAGAAGAGAGCCAAGACTTCCTTAGCTCTCTCCTCAGTTATGTGTGCCGACTTGACTAGTCTGTCTTGCATACATTGTTTACTACAGACGTAGACACTACCACAATCACTAGTCCAACCATCATCCATACCCTCGTAACATTCATCACATGTCCTCATTATTTGATACCTCCGTAGCTACGTTTACAAGCCTCAGTTGCGGATTGAACATCGGTAAACCCCTCGTGTTTGAAGAAGTCTCCCTGTCCGAAACATCTCTTGTAGAATTGAGCTCTAGTCTCCGTACCAACATTGGTCGTCAGTCCTATATGGTCATCAACATCTACCTGAGTGAATGGCAAGTCTTTACCATCCATTCTGAGCCATGAACCTCGTAACTTTTCATATGCCCTGAGACGATTGTAAATCTCGATTCTAGTCTTCTCAGTTATATCGCCCTGACCAATGGTAAACATTGCCCATATCAGGCAATTAGTGACAGGATTCATCCTCTCAACATATGCTTTACCATCATTGACATTCTCGTCGAAGTTCTTGCCATCAGGTTCAACTATGTACCATTCTGAACCACCACCAACGCTGAACCTCTCGTCCTTAGGTAAATTCTCCCAAGTTTCAATCGGCATCACGAAGTAGCATAATTCACGATAGTTTTTTACTTTTTCTATATTCCAATTCAAAGACATAATGTCCCTCCTATTTGTTTGTTATTTTGATTATTACCTCAATTACTAGACGAATCATTACTATGCTGAGATAGACCATAGTAAACGTCTCAAATCGATCGATGAGCTCGTGTATTTTCTTAATCATTTCACTTCTCCTGTTTTTGTTTGTATTTCGTGATACGCTTTGAGGATATCTCGTTGCGTGTTAGTTAGGTCTTCACAACCCATTTTTTCTCGTAACAATAACCAATCGATATCATTCGTGAAGTCAGGCAGAGCGGTCGATTTGACCGCCTTGCCTTTCTCGATTACAATGCCCATTGCTAGTCTTCGTTTATTCATGTTACACCCCCTGAACATTTGATGGGTTACTCGGAACAACGAATGTATTAAGTGCCTCAGCAATTTTCACTTTTGACATCTTAGCTCGTAGTCCAACAATTACATTTGACCCGTCATTCTTAGCCGTCCTGAGGTCTGTCTCATCCCCGTCAACAACCTTTTTACCATGCCACGTCTCAGGAAGATTGCCTTTGACCTTGGTCAATCCTGACACGTCAAACACCATCGCAATATTCATTCCCTTATCGGATGCTTTCCTCGTGTCGTCCCATTGACCATGATGACTATAAGTGAGCTCATAGTTATCTTCGGTAGTCCTGTTGACCAACTTGGTATAGTCATAGAATGTCACGTCAGGAAATAGCTCGTAAAGTGTCTTCCCGTCCTGAGCCTCGATGGTCTCCCATCTGATATCAGAATATGCATTGAGTCGGAAACTCGCGACGTAACCATGATGATTTGACCACTCGATAGCGAAGCGAATATCAGCGACCAAGTCAGCCATGAAGCTCGTTCTGTCCTCGAAGAACCGCTTGGTCTTTTTGATTCTCGCATTCATTACAGAATCGTATCGACCATTACCATTTTTAGCCACACACACCGAGGAACAAGTCGATTTCCTCGGATTGTTTTCGCCCGTCGTTATCCTGTTAGCCATAGGGCAAACATTGTAACCGCTCAGGTCGGAGTGAGCTAAAGCCAAACTGAATGAATAATTTTTCAGTTTCATGTTCTTACTTAGCTTATAGTTGTAAGTCGGTGGGGATAATAGAATCCCTTTATATGATTTTCTCATAGTGTTATTTTCCTTTTGTTTGTTTGTTTGTTTGTTTGTTAGTCTTTTAAATCTTCTTGCATAAAATGATATGTAAGAAAATCTGAATAGAAGTCGGCTATCTTCTGAATACTAGCGAATGGCATAATGTCGCCATCCTCAGAAACTTCACACCACTCACTAACTTTTTTATAATCATGGTTCTCCTCTGAAATGATTTCAATGACATCGTTAAAGCATATTTCAATGTCATTGAGTGAATAGAATTCCAAAGAATCGTCGAAATCATCAATCATGTTTTCCTCGACACATGTCCAAAAAGTATCGACGTGAAGATTCAATATTTTCTTATATCGATAGTCACAGACTTCTTTTAATCCATGTTTGATTTCTTCTCTAAGTGGTTTAACCATTTTATTTATATTTGAGTACATAACTCCTCCATTTGTTTGTTTGTTATTAAGTAAAATCTCTCTCGGAGATTGACCCTCGATGCGGTTGCGAATCGCTTGAATTACTCATATAAAATCGAGGGTTGAAGTTGGCTTGGTACAATAGGTATTCACTCCATACACACATGAATTATTCCATCAACGTCACGACGATATCAACCCTCCTACCTCCCTTAATTTGCCCTCTAATAAAATTGTTAGTTATTGAGTCAAATCTTAGTTGATGTTCGTCGGTGAGCATACCTAACAAGGTCACGCTCCAAACCATTAACTCTCTCGGTAAGCTACCCCTAAGGACTTACTGCAAAATTTGGTGTCTTCGACGGAGACCCTCACAATCTAGCGATCATAATAGATGGTCGTGAATGTGGGTATCATATTTTGGAAATCCGAACTCGTATTCAGTCGTAACTCGTTGAGAAATCCACACGTGTCACCGAGGAGAAAAACACTCAAATTTTAAATTTTCAAAAAGCAAATGCGTTCGAACACTTAACTTTAATTATTTACTTATATGTAAGTCAATAAAAAGTACATAATTTGTACATTTCACGTCGGGAAAAAATATTTTCATGGGACGGGGAATTGTTGAAAATTTGAACAATTAATTAGTATTTATGGACGTAGTACGGAAGGAATTTTTTTTATGAGTTCGAAGAAGAAAACACAATTTCAGCAAGGAAAATCAGGAAATCCCACAGGAAAAAACAAAAGTAATTTCGGGGAGCTTATCCGTTCACATCCGAAAAGCCCCGCTCTAATTCAAAAGCTTTTTGACATTGCACTTACCGACGGAGAAAAGCATCAAATTCGAGCAATTTCGATATTAATGGATAGAATCGCCCCTCAATTAAAAGCGTCCGAAATCAAAGCCGAAATCAGCGAAAATAAAGGGGTCATTATACTTCCACAAAAGGGGAGGGGAGGAGCTACAAAAAATGATAAAGCAAAGGCATGATTTTAACTTTTGTCGACGGAGATTTAAATGGCATATAACGTGTATTATGTATAATAGACCCTCTAAGTCGACCCCATTCCGAGGAAAAAATGTCTGACTATCGGTTTGCCCTGTATCATTTTTTTGAGTCAGAGAGTTTGAGCAAAGTAAACTTCGATCATCATACTACTACCATGTACAACATCAACGTACATTATATATACAGGGAAGTAGATGAGTGAGGAAAAAACGTATCGTTCCGCAAACGCGAGAGTTATTAGTGATAATGCGGTTATCTCAATTAATCTACATTGGATTCGGAACATTCTTGGTCTATTGCTACTTATCGGTGGCATCGTATATAAATATGAAACACGACTACGAACTCTTGAGTCAACAGTTATCACAAATCAAGAAGAACTTCGAAAATTGGTCGAACACCACATCCTTACTCAAGAAACGCAAAGAGTTGAACTAGAGGAAAAGATAAAGTTTTATGAAAAAGAATTCAATATTAATCCACTCAGTTGGGGAAAGAAAAAAAGAAAATGAATGAAGATTATAAAGACTACTTAATAATAATAGGCTTTTTACTAGTTGTTCTTGGAGGCATAGTATGGCTAGGGACTTAAATGTAAATGAAAATTCAAGTATGAGTATATCGCTCCCTATGATTATACAGGCAGTAACCTTTATAGTTATGTTGGTTTGGGGGTACTCACAACTAAATGCTAGAATATCATTTCTAGAGTATCAGGTTGCAATGAATGAGGAGCATATTATTGATTTAGAAGAAGACGCTGAAGCGAATCAAGATGCAGAAATTCCCGCTGATATTAGACAGAATGAAAGAATTAGTGTTTTAGAGGATGAAGTATTGAGGTTGAGAGATGGGAGATAATGTAATATGGCAACCCCACGAGGGACAACAGACCCTAGCCTTATCAACAGATGCCTATGTGATTGCATATGGTGGTGCTAGAGGTGGTGGTAAAACTGATTGCGGTCTTGCGTGGCTTATTGAACCGCAGTACCTTGATAATCCGCAATATAGAGCCTTGGTCTTACGTAGAAACTATGATGACCTACGTGATTGGATTGATAGGGCTAAGTTTTTTTATCGTTTCCTTGGTTGTAATACTGTTGGTAACCCTACCGAGTTTCGTTTTCCAAGCGGTGCTAAAATTAGGACAGGACACTTATCGGAAGATTCAGCGTTCCAAAAATACCTAGGACATCAGTACCATAAGCTACTAATTGAAGAGGCTACACTTATACCAAATGAGCTTGATTTTGAGCGTGTTGCATCGGCAGTTCGTTCGCCTCATCCTGAGCTCCCACCGAGGATTTTCTTGACGACAAACCCTGGCGGGGCGGGTCATAAATGGTTCAAAGATCGCTTTGTAAAATCGCCCAATGAGGTCGTTCAAGGAAAGGACGGACGCACCCAATGTTTCATACCCGCTAAGATATATGACAACCCTACTTTAATAAAGGCTGACCCCGATTATGTTAAACAACTAGAGTCTTTGCCTGATGAATTAAGACGTATGTGGCTTGATGGCGATTGGGACGTATTCCAAGGGATGTACTTTGATACATTTAAAAGAGATGTGCATGTTATTAAACCAATAGAGATACCTGATTCATGGTATAGGTATAGAGCAATTGACTATGGATATCGTGCCCCCTTTGCTTGTCTTTGGTTAGCAGTTGATTACGATCAGAATGTATACGTATATCGTGAGCACTATGAGGCGGGTAAAGATTTACATCATCACATTAATACAATTAAGGAACTTTCAGGCGATGAAGATTACATGGCTACTATTATTGACCCATCTACTTATATATCTAATCCACAGAATACGAACCGCTCCGACGTTACCGCTCCATCAAATAAGTCCATTGCAGATATATTATTATTTAATGGCATTCCTACTATCCGTGCTAATAATAATCGTATGTCAGGATGGAATCTTGTAAGGGAATACCTACAGGAAAAAAATAAAGAGGATGCAAAAGGAGGCAACCTTAGAATCTTTGAGAATTGTAATAACCTAATAGATGAATTTACTACCGCAATCTATGATAAGCATAGAGTTGAGGATTTAGATA